TATGGATTTTGGATACAACAATCCAATGGCTGCTGTGTGGATTGCTATNGACTGGGTCTTGTGCCGGGTCACTTATTAAACCGTCACGGTAAAGCTGTAAACTAGTTAAGCCAGCTTTAGAGTTCTTCATTTGTAACACCTCCTTTTATTCTCCAAGTTCCTTAATTTCTAACGTTTTTGTGGGTACGACACGGATAATTTCTTGTAGCATTTCCGCTGGGAGTGTAGCACGTGCTAATTTTGTGTCTATCCGTTCCACTAAACGTTCCTTTACGGTAACCACGTATTTGCCGGCAGCAATTGGTTTGTCGCCTACAGTAGCAATTATGGTTTCTCGTAAAGCGTCTCTACGCTGTTGGAGTTCACGTATTGTTTCTCCCAGTTCTTCATATTCGTCTATGACTTGTGCGAGGTCGTCTGCCTTTTCCCACGTTTTTGGTTGTGTAGCTTCCATGTAGTACTCCGGATAGCACAGGTGGGTATAGGGACACCACGGTAAACGGCACTGCCAATTGTCCTCCGGATTAAATGGGGGTGGTATTTCTTGTTTTAACTCTATTCTGTCAAGCAGTTCATCTAAACGTTGTAGTTCCGTTTCTACAAATCTGGGGTCGTATTTCACTTCTTCAAAGTGGTGGTCCCAAAAACGTGTCTTAGGTGTTTCTTTATTACGTGCTATTAGGTATCCCTTAGGTAAGCCCAGCGCATGCAAATATAACTGCACTTGTAGGTAGTACTGTGGATGGGATGCTTGTAGCCCGTTTTGACGGAGTTCTTCAAATGAACGCTTAGCAAGTGCTTTCGCTTCAAGTAGTATGGTGTCTCCTTCATTGTTTGTAGCAAGCCCGTCAATATGACCTGAGAGCAGTTTCCTGTCGTTATAAAAAATACTGACTTCTAATTGTTGGTCGTGTAGTACGTACGGAGCTCTGGGTAGGTGTTCACAAGCCCACTCTAAAATGGATTGTTCGTGGATGTTCCCTTCCTCAAATGCACGTTCCGAGCCTTCCCATGGCGGTAGCCCTTCTACTTCCCATGCCTCTAATTGTATCCGGCGTGGACATGCACCTGCACTGCTAATTCGGATAGCCATAGTTACCACGTAAACCCTTCCCGCTCGAGCCGACGCATTGTTTCAAACACCTTTGAATATTCGCCTTCAAGTTCCGCTTCGCATGAGTCCCCGTCAATGTAAGTAAAGGTAAATCCCAGCTCATCTAACATCCTTACATAAGCTCCGATGTCAGGGCAATTGATGACGTGAACAGTCAGCGTCGTTGTTTCTTCATCGTTCACGAAATCCACAAACTCTGCTAACGTTTTCATTGTTGTCCCTCCTCTTCGAATACCAAAATCCACCGTGGGTCAATACCCAGTACAGCACAAACCTTGTTGAGCATGTCAAGTGTCATGCGGTACTTCCCATTCTCAATAGCACCATAGACATCTGCTACATAGCCAAGCATGTCCGATACTTCTCGTTTCGTGTACCCTTTGTAAGCCCTTGCTGCCCTTAATTTGGCTAAATCTAACCTAACTTGTACCATGTTCCATCCCTCCTCTTCTGTGTTACTTAATTATATTATACATGTTTTTTTTCACAAAAACAATACCTAAAGTAAAATGCCCTCCGAGTAGGAGGGAGGGGAGCACCTCGGAGGGCAACGCCTATATGAAACAGTAGGCAGCTAATTGGCTAACTCATCCCACGCTTCGCCGAGTTCCGTCTTTAACTCCTTTAAGGCGGCTTCAATAAGTCCCTTAATCTCTTCTTCGGTCAATTGTATACCTATTTTGTCTGCCGCATCGGACAACCACTCTGCCGCCTTGTCATACTTCTCTGCTCCGCCCAAATCCTTATGCCTGCTGGACAAACAATACTGCAACTCGTGCCAATTCTCGCTTGGTAGCAAGCTCTCGCACTAATGCTTCCATCTTCTCTGTCCCTATTCGCTTCTGCAACCATGCTATCGCATATCCAACAAGTATCGGGACAAGGATAGCGATGATATCGTAAAGTAACTGTAAAAATAAGTCATGCATTCTACTTCCCTCCTTTTATCTTTTCGTAAAGCTTGGCTATCATAGTAGCAACTTCCGCTTTTGTAGCTGGCTTGTCTGGATAGAAATATCCTTTTTCATCACCCTGCACAATTCCCAAATCGAACAACTCTTTTATATACTTATACGCCCAATGTGTCTGCGGTACGTCTTTCATGCCTTGCGCCTCCTTTACTAAAGGCATTCCTAGAAAACGAAGTACACCATTAGCTATCCCTACAGCACACTTCCTTTGGAACGCCTTATTTCGTAATAATACCTCCTCCTCGGGATTACTGATAAACGCCAACTCCACCAACACGGCTGGCATTTTTGTATACCTTGTTACGTAATAATTGCCTTGTTTAACTCCTCTGTCCCTTAGACCTATCTGCTTCACCAACTCCGTCTGGATAAACTGTGCTAAAGTCTTGCTTTTAGCGTCTTTCGGGTAGTACCACGTCTCCGTCCCATGAGCCGACGAGTCATTTGATGCATTACAATGTATTGAAATGAAAACATCGGCCTTGGAGTTATTCGCTACATCACACCTTGCTTGTAGCTCATTTGATTGCTTGGCTGTTCTCACATCTTTATCGCTCTCCCTTGTCATTACCACATCCACACCCGCAGTTTTAAGTACATCCCTAAGCTGTAAAGCAACCTGAAGCGTGATATCCTTTTCTTTTGTCCCGAAATACCCTACTGCCCCAGGCTGGCTTCCACCATGCCCAGGATCAATGCATACCTTCATCGTCGCTCCCTCCCTTCTTTGTCTCTTCTCTCTTTATACCTGCCAATGCCCACAATTCACCAGTGGTAAAAGCAAACCAACTCGCTATTAACGTTGCTGGCTCTGAACCTGTATGCCAATATAAAAACAATACCGCCACCACAAACAAGGCATTTAACGTGATAATCCAACGGACAACCTTCTTTGAAAATTTATTTTCTGTCATCTGGACGCCTCCTTACGTGCCGTGCCGCATCCAATATTTCGTCAAGCTTTACTTGCTGCTTTGCAATCTCAACCTGTAGCTCACGTATCACATCCATTAGCTCACGCATCACTGCAGTGTTATTTTCAATTACCTGCANNAACTCNTNCGGCGTCCCTACATTCTTATCGTCCTTTGGNTGNACTAACACTTTNACCAGCACGTAACCAAGCATGGCTACAGCAAAAAATGCCAATCCATATTCAGCTATGCTTGCATCGGGCATTGTGCACCTCCTTTACAATTCCACCCATTCCTGCAACTCGGCATCGAAAATGAACAACTTCTTTACATCAATTTTGTAAAACAGTGAATACGGAGCCGCACTTTCTGGTAATGTATCCCCGTGTGGAATACCTCCAACACTAAACACTTGCTCTGCTGTTACATTGTGCGGGTTAGTAGTGTCATTTGCATGCATGCTTAAATCATCAAGTGTAGCAACCTTTTCGTCAATGATGTCGTAATTCTCATTAAACATAACCCTACTTACAGGGTCTGACCCTAATGGCTTCTTCAACCCTAATCTGGGTGTTAATTCAGGCATTCTGCACCTCCTATTGTCTGTATCATTTTCATACTGCGATAACCAGCCTTTGCAAGGAAGCTCAAGAAAATCGGGTTATACTTCTCTGGATGCTCTTCAATATCCAATTCGGACAAACGGTTGAACATCCCTGTAAAAATCAATTTTGTAGCTATACAAATATCCTCTGCTGGCTTATCGAACTTCCCCCAATAACTCCATGCCTTGCCCGGACATCCTCCCATGCATTCCTCGAAAAACGGACATCCTTTGCAATGCTCAAACTTCTCTGCTTGTCCCTGTACAAAGCGCACAAAGTTTTCATGCTTATAGATATCTTCTATATTATCATACTCATTTATGTTTCCGAAAAACACCTCTTGTGTCCAATCCCTACCACACGGCATTAAAGTACCATCGGGATGGATACCGAACCACCTTCCAGCACATCCTACATTTTCACAGAACCGCCTGCCATACCCTATTAAACGGCCTAACCAATCTTGGAGCATCTCTGACGGCTGCGGCTCCACCTTATCGTAAATCCAATAGTCAAAGAACTTAAGTACTCCTTCTGCCATCTTCTTACCTTCAACATTTGCCGAATTGGGATTACCATGTGCTCCAAACTCAAAGTTCATCTGCACCGCCACATGTAACCGCTTAAAGTACTCGTACTCTTCTACGATATGGTCGACCCTCTCTGGCGTTATGACTTGTATCACTCCGAAATTGATATCGTTTTGCTCCAACAAACGGAATACGGATAACAACCTACCTGTATCTTTACGTGTATACTCATTTAAGATGCCATCGAAACTCAAGCCCGGCTGAATACCAAACTCCTTAAAGAACTGTACTGCTTGCTCATCTATCAATGTGCCATTTGTTTGTATCTCTATCCTCGCATCGGTATCATACTTCCTCACAATCCCCGACGCTTCTTTCAACCAATCAACACCCATCAGTAAAGGCTCGCCACCGTGCCATATCCATTCTGCAATCCTACCTGCAAACAGCTTTGCTGTGTGCTCAACGGTGGACAAATCCATATCTGACCAATTCTCTCTATTTACTCTGTCGTAACAATATGGACAAGCCAAATTGCATCTGTGTGTTGGCTTCACAATCAACGTTATGTCTCTCATACGCCGATCCTCCCTACCATTCTGGTGTTACGTATCCCATACCTCGCATATATGGAAGCAAGTATTGGGTTACTTATATTGCTCGGCTCGTATCTTTCTATGCCTTTGACAACTCCAGCAATAAATGAAGCCCGCCCGTAACAATCTTCTTTGGACGGCATATTTATATCGCCACTGTCCAACGCATTCCTTGGACATCCGCCTTGACACAAATCTATAAAAGGACATCCTAACTGCTTACACCTCTCGACCCTTTGCCTTTTAGCTTCTGCCATTTGCAGTCTCCAAGCGCTACTGAACACTTCATCTATGCTACTAAAATCGTTAATGTTCCCAGCATAATGGTCGAACCACCTATCACATACTGCTATATCGCCATCTGTGGTAACGGAAATATATTCTTCATGACAACTGCCAGAAAACGTGCAAAAGTAATGACCTGCACCAACCATGTATGGTATAAACTCCTCAAAGTTCCTTATACTTATCGGCTCTGGGTCTTCAGCCCATTTACAGAACAACTCAAACACGCTATGCTCATAATCTCGTGCCATGTTTGTGGGAATAAAACTACTTCTCGGTGATGGGAAAATGGTATTAAATTGCCAATATTTTACGCCTGCAGTCTTCATGTCATCGTACAAACCGCACAAATCCTTTGCATTATGCTCACCAATTACCGTGATAACACCAAACCCAATATGGGCTTCTGCCAATGCTCCAATCGACCGTTCCACATCCACCTTATGTCCACGCATTACGTCTTGGTATCTGCCATCGTACGAAATGCTTATGTTCATCTTATCTTGCTTAAGGAAGTCCAACCAATCCCTATGCCAAAGCACAACGCCATTACTTTGCATCGAAATATCGCTTATACCTCTTTCCCGAAGCTCTTCATTCATTTGTCTATAGAACTCAACTCCACACACTGTGGGCTCTGCTCCATGCCAAATCCAAATAACATGCTCTGCACCCTTCACCATATCTGCAGTCTTAAGCACAAGCTCCTTTGGTGCATCCTTACCTTGGCTATATTCTCGTGCAAAGCAATATCTACAATTTAGATTGCATCTATCAGTTACACGAAACAACACTTTTATGGCTTCACTCATTCCTCATCCTCAAACAAACCACTATTAGCTATTTGCTCCAACGTATCTTTGATTAAACGCTCTTTGTTATACTGTAACCGACGTTCCCACTCTTCCTTGGACATATTGGGTTGGTCAAAGAACCACGCATCAATATGTCTCGCATTGCGCTCTTCTCGGTTGTTAAACTTCTTGAACAACCTCCATTTGTTTATGTCAAAGTCTTCGGGAATAAAATCAGCACCCATTCCTATGCCTCCTGAACGCTTTACATCCACACCCGAAATTGTGTTTCTGAAATATTGGACATACTGAACACTCATCAACTGTATGCGGGTTCATTAGCTCTTGCCTCTGCATAAAGTACTTGTACAACTCTTCCTCGCTACTAAAATTGCGCATGTCGACCCTTTCATCATCTACACCAAAGCAACGTATTACCGTGAAATCGGGCATAATGTCCATTACTGGGTTACACACCGCCCTTTTGAATATATCCCGTGAATTGACAGCAAAACGTAAAAACTCCTCCTTACTGAACAAACATAAGGGTATGAATGAACAATCTGGAGCAATCTCTATGTTATTTTTAATCGCCTGATCCACCACCGCATTAACGATTGGTATAAACTGCCTATAGTAATCAGCTGGCTCTTGACTTCTCTGCTCCTCACTTGTCGGTGCTACAATAGACAGCCTCAACTCACGAGCTACACGAAAACTGTTTATCGTGTCAAACACGTACTGGACATCCATATCGGGTTTATATATGTTTACTCCAATCGTTACAGTTATCGGTGTCTTGCCTAACCGTGATAAATTCTTTGCAATTCTCTTAACGGCTTCCTCACCTACAACGCTGGGCTCGTTCAAATTTATAAGTAAACGCACCTGCTTAATGTTACTTGCCAAAGTTAATACCGCCAACACTTCATCGCTAAACGTTCCATTCGTAAACACCAGCAACTCGTGAAACCAATCATCGTCAATGATACGGTTGACTAACCTTCCAAACTGCGGATGTAATGTCGGCTCTCCTCCTATGAACCTAACTGAATGTTCATTACTGGCCTTATGGAAGTTTAAGATGGTATTGAACTCTTCCTCGCTAATCCATACTGCCTGCTCCTTCCTTATATTCCCAGCAAAGCAATACGGACAATTCAAGTTACACACATTCGTTAATGCTACGTTCATCTTCCCTCCTAATTCGTATCGGTATGGTCAACGTACCTGCCATACGCTGTATTTACATGATTAGAATAAACCCCATACCCCGTGTTCGTCCAATCGGAATATTTACTGTACCCCGTGTTGGTATGATTACTGTACGCACTATAGCCTGTATTAGTATGATCACTATACGCTGAATATCCCGTGTTAATATGATTGGAATAAGCACTATAGCCTGTATTAGTGTGATCATTGTAAGCCGAATAACCACTATTAGTGTGATTAGAATAAGCATTAGAATATGAATTGGTATGGTCACTATAAGCTTGATACCCTGAATTGGCCCAATCGCTGTACTTGTAATCGCTATAGTACTGTCCATAATCGTTATGATCGTTATAAGCCGTGTAACCACTATTGGTGTGGTCCTTATATTTAGAATATCCTGTATTTGTGTGAGCTTTATAAACGGCATACCCACTATTCGTCCAATCCTTATATCGTGGGTAACCCGTATTTGTATGGTCGCTATATTTAGAATATCCTGTGTTTACCCAATCGCTGTACCTTCCATAGCCTGAGTTAGTATGGTCGCTATACTTCCCATATCCCGTGTTAGCCCAATCGGAATATACCCCATAACCTGTATTATTATGGTCGCTATAAACGGCATACCCACTATTGGTGTGGTCGGTATAAGCCAAATATCCAGTGTTAGTATGATTGCTATAAACTTCTGTCGGCGGTGTAATTGGCTTTGCTACAGCCTTTATAACTCCACTCTTCACTGTTATATGAAGCCCACTATCAGCCGCACTCAACGGACTGGTTAAATCAAGTTCCCCTATCCCACTCGNCGTTGATACACGCACATTAGAACTCTGCTCGCTGTCTCCAAGATTGACAACTCTTACCACCACATTACCGCTGGGCTTCGCTACTTTTATTGTGGCTTTAGCTACTGTCTGCACAGCAAATGCAACTGGAGCTGTCCAATCGCACATGTTCCCTGCACTATCCCATACTCGCACCTTCCACACATATACAGTATTTTTAGAACACGCTATGGTATACGTTTTACTACCTGTAAATGTCCCTGCTACAAGCCCTGTATCATTCCACGTACTATCGGTAATGCGCCGCCACTTTATTTGGAATGCTGACGCTGTAAATCCATCATTTAATGTAAATGTCAAATTTACTGACGATGTAACTACCACCACACCCGCTGGACTGTAACTCTTTATATTGGTCGCCATTATAAGTCGCTCCTGAGCCAAATCCTTCCTACCGCTGGGCTTGTCGGATCGCTTGTCCGAACCTCCAATGTCAAAGCACTCCCACTTTGATTGCGGATATCGGGCACATTCTGTATTTGTGTCCAATCCACTGTTACTGGGTCGCTCCCATTTGTTCCATGTGTTGAAGCATGCGCTGATGGAGTATAAGATGATGGCTTATTCACCAAATCATTCCAGCTTAATGTAGCTACTTGCACCCAGGCACTTCCTGTATCGTAATAAATTGCCTTTGTATCTGTAGCAACGTAAATTCTTCCCACCACACCCGCACTCGGCCTTGATGCCAATGTCCCTGCTTTTGCTTCTACTACTCCACCGCTATTTTTTACTGCACTTATCAGGCTTGGAGTAATATTATGCGGGTTGACAGCTGCTTTGTGCTGGTCTAATTCCGTCTTAGTCGCTACTGTACTATCGATAATGTCGTAATTCTCGTTTACCGCCGCACGGCTAACTACCTCATTTGCCTTTGGCTTCTTTATTCCCAGCCTCGGAGTTAAATCGGGCATTACGCATACACCTCCAATTCGTCCCATGTCAAACTTAAACCATCAAATGTGTCCCATATCCACAACATCTCGTCCAATTCCTGCCATGTAAAGTAATTGAACTCTATTGTAAAATTCAAATGTGCTGGTAAAACCTTTCTCAATGCATTCTCAAAATCCGCCAAATTGGGTGGCTGCCCTGTCCTATCAACAAACACAATTTTAACGGAATAATTGGGAATATCCTCTATCACATCAATTTTGCCATACTCAAAGCTTTCTGCCACCTTTTGAAGTACATTTATCGTGGCTGTTCCAAACCCTTTTAACTGTGTCATTACAACTGAACGCCTTTGTTCTATCGGCTTATTCGGATCTGACACAATACCGAGTTCTTGCTCCCACCTATCAATGCCCCATGTGGCTGTAGACACAAAGAACTGCTTAAGCACTTCATCCAGTGCTTGGTACAGCTGGTCAATCTCCCTACCTTGCGCATCCCATATGGTACGCATTACGATACTCGTTAAATAATACTGCGGCATATTGTCAAGCATCCTATTTCCTGCTTCACTTATCATGTAAATGTCACCGTCCCAAGCACAGCTACTTCCTGCTCGCCTATTGGAATATTATTTGTAGCACCATTCACCAACAGGTTGGAATACTCCACCACCCCAGGCGTATCTAAAATAACGCTTCCAATCTTCACATATCGCACATCATTATCTTGCTTAAATGTCAATGACTTCAGGTACTGTTCCACATTCTCCTTAACCGCTAATTGAACTGCTCCTACCTCATACCCAGCAGCTACTACTAAGTGGACACTGACATTAATAGCAACTGGGCTTGCAGGCTCTATATACACCCTCGCACCAATGGGAGCTTTGCCATCGCCAGTGTCTTTGCTGAACAAACTCTCATACGCTATTTTATTTATAGTAACTGTGTTAACGGTATCGGTCTGCAACCTCTCAATTCTCAACTCGAGATGGTCTTGCCCATTCCAATAAAACTGCTGGCACACTTTACTTGACGCGTTTATGTCATCTGCACTAAACACAGTAAAAGCATCTTCGGTACTCGAAACATCCTTCTTTGCCCATGCATTCTGCGTACTATTCCAAACACCAACTTTCAGCAAATCGTTATCCCCAGCCCCCACCACCGCACTATAAACAATTACTTGCCATGTACCAGGTTGGCTAAATAAACTGTCAAACTGTACATGCTTCACCATACCCGAACCGCTACTACTATACGCCATAACCACCTGGCCTGAGTTAATCGTCACTCCATACCCCGAAATAGTCAAACTCTCTGCTTCATTCACATGCAACCATCTTGGTGCTATGTGCTCCTGAACTCGCTGAACTAACTCTTCACTGGCTGGCTGCATATCCTTATCGACAATTGCTACGCTGACTGTTCCATTGCCATACTTCAACGGTACTACCGAAACACTTCCAACACCTGCAACCTCAAGTGCCCATTTTATATAATCAGCTTTATTACCACCTGCACTGGGATTGCGCACCCATTCCAAATATCGTGCCAATAAACTTGCATCATCTTCAGTATCTGCACCACCACTCGTGGCTTGCTCATTTTCAATCCTTGCAACGCCCTGAATGGGAGTGCTTAAAACTGTTATTGCTCCTGCAGCGACATTCCCTTCAATTCCTTCGTCCAATGCTTCTATGGGTACAGACACTTCTCCTGCATCACTTATCACTGCTTGCGTGGTGGTCCTAAAGAATACTGCTGGTGCCAATTCCGATGAAGGGGTGGACACTATCGTTCCTTCTGGTATTACTGTTCCACTATCACCAAAGAATGTTATATACCCAGTGGCTTTGCTTGCTGGTATTCTGGACAATCCATGCTCTTCAGCTCTCAAATCCAAATATGTACCAAACGTTGTCTGTGCAAATCCACGACGTAACACCTCTTGTGCCCATATTGCAGCTTGTGTCAATTCTGCGGCAACTGGAGCTAATGCATCATAAACAAATGAACCTTGGCTTTTATCATAATTGTCTGGTACATAGGACAACAATCTTGCTAATATTGTTTCAAACGTTTGGTCTGTCAAATATTCTGGTAAGTCCAACTTCTCACCCCCTCAACGTAACTGTTCCATCTACATTATAACGCACAACCATAAGCTCGGGTCTATTAACGCCATCCTCGGTCAGCAACACTTCTTTTATAACAAGCACCTTATCAACCAAACTAACGCCTTCACTCAAACTTGGTATTGGAGCATTGTTTTCACACTCTTGGAACGTGCTTCCATCTACCGACGCATAAACCTTTACATCGCACCCTGCAGGGATATTTGCTTCCCAAGAAATATTTGATCCATTACACGTTCCAAGGCTCTTTAAGTATATTGGCTTGCTTAACCTATAACCACCACGGCCAACTTTAAGGCTATTATCAAACCTCAAGGCGTATGTGGTATTCTCATCAATTGGTAATGGCTGATTGCTTTGATACGCACTCAATATTTCCTCATCCGTCCTTGCTCTGTTGCTTATGCGGAGGTCGTCGAATAGTGCATTAGAACCACCACTAGAAGCATTAAGTTTT